TACCAGTTCTAAAATTATGGCACAAGATATAAAGAAAATAATAGCACAAGAGTATATTAAGTGTGCTAAAGATCCGGCCTATTTTATGAGGAAGTATTGCTATATACAGCATCCTACTCGTGGTCGAATTCTCTTTAATCTATACCCATTTCAGGAAAAAGTACTACATTTATTTAGAGATCACCAATACATTATTACTCTTAAGTCTAGACAGTTAGGTATATCTACTTTAGCAGCAGCATATTCTTTATGGTTAATGACTTTTCATAAGGATAAGAACGTATTAGCATTAGCAACTACACAAGCAACAGCACGTAACTTGGTTACTAAAGTAATCTTTATGTATGACCAACTACCTAAATGGTTAAGATTACCTGCTAAAGAAAAAAATAAACTATCTCTTAGACTAGTTAATGGATCTAGAGTACAAGCTAAATCATCTTCTCCTGATGCTGCAAGATCGGAAGCGGTATCGTTACTGCTAATGGATGAGGCTGCGTTTATTGATAACGTAGATGAAACATTTACTGCAGCACAACAAACACTAGCTACCGGTGGTCAATGTATGGCACTATCTACTCCTAATGGTGTAGGTAACTGGTTCCATCAAACATGGGAAAAGGCGGAGAGCTCTGAAAATAGCTTCTTACCTATTAGATTACCATGGACAGTACACCCTGAACGTAATCAAGAATGGAGAAATCAACAAGATTCGGATTTAGGACCTAGAATGGCCGGTCAGGAATGTGATTGTGACTTCTTAGCTTCTGGTGATACTGTATTCGAACCAGATGATATGTCGTTTTACGAACAGACATGGGAGAAAGATCCTCTTGAAAGAAGAGGTATTGACGGTAACTTATGGGTTTGGGAAGGAGTAGACTATATGAAATCTTATATGGTAGTTGCCGATGTCGCTAGAGGGGACTCTACTGACTATTCTGCATTCCATATATTCGATATAGAAACAGCTACTCAAGTAGCAGAATATAGAGGTAAATTATCTCCTAAAGACTACGGTAATTTCTTAGTTGGTATAGCTTCAGAATATAATGACGCTTTATTAGTAGTAGAGAATGCTAATATTGGATGGGCTACTATCGAACAAGTAATGGAAAGAGAGTATAGAAACCTATATTACAGTGCTACAAACAGTATGGAGACTGTTGAATCTTATATGCATAAGTATGAGCGAGATAAACTAGTACCTGGTTTTACTATGTCTGCTAGAACTAGACCATTAGTAATAGCTAAAATGATAGAATACATTAGGGAGCACTCTGTTACAATACAATCTAAGAGGTTATTACAAGAGATGAGAGTATTTATATGGAAGAATGGAAAGGCTCAAGCACAAGATAGATATAATGATGACCTTATCATGGCATGTGCTACTGCTTTATATGTAAGAGATACTGCATTGAGACTAAGACAGCAAGGTATGGACTTGGCTAGAGCACAGCTATCTTCTTTTAATAACCTTAACTCAAGAAACAAAGCTGTTATTAAATCAGTTGGTACTATGCAGAATAATCCTTATATTGTAAATACACCCGGAGGTGAAGAAGATATCTCTTGGTTATTAAAATAGACTATTTATATAAAAATACACTTTAATGGCAGATAAATCGCTATTTGGACGTTTACAAAGACTTTTTTCAACTGATGTAGTTGTTAGAAACATTGGTGGAACACAGTTAAAAGTAACAGACGTCAATAACATACAGACAACAGGTAAGTTACAGACCAATTCTTTAATGGATAGGTTTACTCGTCTATACACTTATAATAAGGCGAATATATTTAACCCTAACCTAAACTACCAGACACTTAGAATCCAGCTTTACGCTGATTATGAAGCTATGGATACTGATCCTATCATTGCATCTGCCTTAGATATTATTGCTGACGAAGCAACAATTAAAAATGATCAAAACGAAGTACTAGCTATTAAGTCATCTGATGAGAATATACAGAGAGTACTTTATAACTTATTTTATGACGTTTTAAATATTGAATTTAACCTTTGGTCTTGGACTAGAAATATGGTTAAATATGGAGACTTTTTCTTAAAGCTAGAGATAGCAGAGAAGTTTGGTGTTTATAACGTCTTACCTTATACAGTTTATCACATTGCTAGACACGAAGGTCATGACCCAGACAATCCACAGAAGGTTGAATTCGAATTAGATCCTGACGGTATAGCTGCTTCTACAGATACTACTTACTTACCTAATAAGAAGCAAACAAAAAACATAGTAATAGATAACTATGAAATGGCTCACTTTAGATTAATATCAGATGTACATTACTTACCGTACGGAAGATCTTATTTAGAGCCAGCTAGAAAAATATATAAACAAACTACTTTAATGGAGGATGCTATGTTAATTCATAGAATCATGAGAGCTCCAGAAAAGAGAATGTTCTATATAAATGTAGGTTCTATTCCTCCTAACGAAGTTGATCAGTTTATGCAAAAAACTATCAATGGAATGAAAAAAACTCCATATGTTGATCCTGAAACTGGTCAATATAACTTGAAGTTTAATATGCAGAATATGATGGAAGATTTCTATCTACCAGTTAGAGGGGGAGATAACTCAACAAGGATAGAAACTACAAAAGGTTTAGATTACGATGGTACTACTGACGTACAGTACTTACAGTCTAAATTATTCGCTGCATTAAAGATACCTAAAGCATACTTCGGATATGAAGGTGACTTATCAGGTAAAGCTACATTAGCAGCAGAAGATATTAGATTCGCTAGAACAGTAGAGCGTATCCAAAGAATTATGGAATCAGAGTTAACTAAGATTGCTCTGGTACACTTATACACGCAAGGATTTCAAGGTGAGAGTTTAACTAACTTTGAAATTAAACTAACTACTCCTTCAATCGTATTTGAGCAAGAGAAGGTTGCTTTACTTAAAGAAAAAGTAGACTTAGCTTCACAAATGCAAGATTCTAAACTATTCTCCTCAGACTGGATTTATGAGAAGATATTTGATCTATCAGAAGATCAGTATATGGAGATGAGAGATCTAATGGTTGAAGATGAGAAACGTAGATTTAGAAGAGCACAGATAGAGGCTGAAGGTAATGATCCTGCTTCATCAGGAGTAACTTACGGTACACCTCACGATCTAGCTTCAATGTACGGTAGAAGATCTGTAGCGACACCGAAAGGTGGAGAACCAGCAGCAGTACCCCAAGGTTATTCTGAATGGGGAGAGCCAGGACCAGAAGGTGGAAGACCTAGAGAAAAGGCATCCGTTTACGGTACAAACGACGGCTTAGGAGGACGAGATCCTTTAGGTCAGCACGGTATGCATGGAGGTTTTCCAAGCGATGCAGATAATGTTAACGAAAATATGGCTACTAAGTCAATATACCAGCGTAATGAAGGCATGTTAAAACAAATTGTCTTCAAGAAAAAACCTGGTTCTGATGATAACGACCTACTTAATGAGGATAACATCAAAGATTTAGGTAAGTAGTGCATATTTATATATAGTAAACGTGTATAATGAAAATAAAGCATTCCAAGTATAAGAATACTGGACTAATATTTGAATTGTTAGTCAAGCAGATCGCGGCCGATACTTTAAACAAAGAAGAATCGCCGGCTGTCGGTATCTTAAAAGAATACTATGCGAGCAAGAGCTCTTTAGCAAAAGAGTATAAGCTATACGACTTAGTTGTAAAATCAAGAGGTGTTTCTCAGAAAAGAGGAGAAGCAATCGTATCTACAATAACCGAAGTTTCTAGAAAACTTAACCAACAAACACTAAAGAAACAAAAGTATAATCTTATCTCAGAGATTAAGAAGCATTATGACTTAGATGAGTTCTTTAGTATACAAGTAAGAGACTATAAAGCTCTTGCAGCTATGTATTGCTTATTAGAAGCACAGAATAATAGCGATATTGTAGACCCTCAATACTTAGTAGATAATAAAGTAACAATCTTAGAACACCTTACTGCTGCTACGCAGAACGAGGATAGCGTAAAAGATACCTTAATAGAAGAGTATTCTAAGTACGATAAGGATCTAAGAATGTTAACTTTTAAAATATTACTGGAGAAGTTTAACGATAACTATAAGAACTTACTACCAGCACAGAAGAACATACTTAAGGAGTTTATAACCTCTGTAAATTCCAAAACACGTTTACGCAATGTAGTCAATGAAGAACTATCAAAGATTACGAAAGAGGTACAAGAGTTATCTAAAAAAGTCAAAGACGAAGTTGTAAAGATTAAATTAGACGAAGTAGCAAAAGCAATAGTACCATTAAAAAAGACTGAAACTATTACCGATGCTCACTTAGTTAATCTTATGCAGTATTACGATTTAGT